GGAGATGGATGTTCTCGAATATCACATGCGGAAATATTGCGACACCGACGACATCGAGGCGACAGAGTTCGGAAAGGAGAATGCCGTTGACGATTGAAATATCCCTGTTGCTCTCTGGAGTATCTGTTGCATGTGCAATCTTTTTCGGAATCTGCTCAAAGCAGAGAAATGAGAAGAAAGACACGCAGGAAGAGACGGAACAGAGAGCAACAACCGACACAATGGTGATGGTGAAACTTGAGAACATTGCAGATGACCTCAAAGACATCAAGCGGGAATCGAGAGAGAACCGTGAGGAGATGAAAACATTGAGAGAGCGTGTTGTCATTGTGGAACAGTCACTCAAGAGTTATCACAAGAGACTGGACGGAGAACAGCATTCCGACCGATAACAGGAGGGCAGGGAACAGGCAAGAATCAACCTCACAGAAAAGAGGCAATACATGAGAATGACAGAACAGGAACGACGCATCAGAATCCGGCATCTGAAAAGAATGCATCGGATAAGAGAGCGAAAAGAGAGACATGACAAAAAGGTGTCCGGTCTGTTCATGAAACGTGTTGTATTTACTTTGATTCTTGCAGCATTTATCTTTACAGTCGTGATGATATTTGTGTTTTTGCGGATGGGTTCAGAACCGTCGACACTGATTGAGAATGTATTCCGTTTTCTATCAGTCGAGGGCGGGGCGATGGCACTCATTAAGTCCGTGAAAACGGTCAAGGGAACAAAGTCAAACGGAGAAATACAACACAATGACGAACCGGAACAGGATGACGAGGAGGTACAAGGATGAAATACATCGTCGAGAATTGGTTTGTGATTGTGGGTCTGATTGCAGTATGTGCAGCGGGAGGATATGCAGTATATGTTTTCGTGAGAATGCCGTCAGACAAACAGTTGAACAAAGTGAGAGAATGGCTGCTCTATGCAGTCACAAAGGCAGAAAAGGAACTGGGAGGCGGTACAGGTCAAATCAAACTGCGATATGTATATGATATGTTCGTCGCACGGTTCACATGGCTTGCGAGAGTGATTTCGTTCGAGGCTTTTTCGATGATGGTCGACGAGGCACTTGAGAGAATGAAAAAGATGCTTGAGAGCAACAAAGCGATGCAGACGCTTGTGAGCGGTGAGGCAGGTGAAACGGTTGAAAAGGATATGTGATTTCGCAACCGGAAACATGCAAACAATCATGTTGATATATGCAATCGGTGCGGTCATCGTTTGGGTGGCGGTCAATATTTTCTTTTGGAAACTCTCTTTTGACATCGACAAAGAGATTCGGGAGGAAATGAGAGAGTACGGAGATTGCTATTCCGACACAGACGAGGCGAGGTTCGGAAAATGGGTGGCGAGAGTGACCGGATTCATTATTTCGATACCTGCTGCGTTGATGTGGTGGGGTACACCTCTAATCGTTGGAGGATTGATACTATATGACACGATACAAGAAAAGAATCCGGAATTATGCGGATTCACAGCAGAAGAATTTGACAAGGAGGAAAACAAATGATTTCAAATTGTGGACATGACGAAAACGGAAGATACTCCGGAGGAAAAGCCGGAGACCAAACAGGTACAGAGTGGCAGGTTATAAATTGGTATAGTAGACCGTGGAAATGCGTTCTCCGTCACCCGAACGCAAAAGTGAGAGCGATGATTGCGAGCATGGCAAAGGCAGCAGCAGTCAATAATAAAATCGGATATTGTCAGTCTCACAGGGGTACATTTTGGACGAATCTTGCAGATTCAAATTTCGACCCTGCACAGATTACAGTTGCATGTGAGGCAGACTGTTCATCCGGTGTCGCTGCAATCGTAAAGGGTGCAGGTTACAGACTGGGGATTGACGCACTGAAAAAGGTGAGTACGGCATGTTATACCGGAAACCTGCGAGCAGCACTCAAGGCAGCAGGATTCGAGGTACTGACAGAAAACAAATATCTGACATCGGATGCGTACTTGCTTGCGGGAGATATTCTGTTGAATGATGGTGCTCACACAGCAACAAACCTCACAGACGGTGCAAAGTCATCCGGAGCGGGAGCATCCAACACAACACCAGTCAAGAGCAACACAAAGGTTGATGTTGCATACGGATTCGACAAGAGCCTTGCAGGAACATACAAGGTGACTGCATCCGGATTGAATCTCCGTGCGGGAGCAGGAACAGGAAAGTCAATCCTTGCGGTGATGGAAAACGGTGAGAAAGTCCAGTGCTATGGATATTATAACGACTGCAACGGTGTGAAATGGTTGTATGTGGTTTATAAGAATATCGTCGGTTATGCATCAAGTAAATATTTGAGCAAATAGGAGGGATAATCATGTTATACTATTTAGGCAAAGGAATGGAGTTCAAGAAAGAGGACTGCAAAGAGTACAAGAAACTTGATGCAGCACTCAAGGCAGCAGCAAAGGACGAGAGCCTCGTCGTTTGGGATGAAACCGGAAAGGTCATCGGTTCACTCACGGATGATATTCCGGAGGGAGCGTTGCAGACAAATCCGGACGGCAGTGTCAACACATACGATGCGGACGGAAACAAGACCGGAACAGTAGACGCAGAGACGCTCAAGGAAATGACAACGGTCAATGACGATGTGAGCAAACTTGCAACCGGAGACAATGAGCAGGGAACACCGCAGGAGAACGCAGAGGATGACGAAAACGCCTCAAACGAGGATAAGGCGACAAATCCACCAACCGAACAGGAAAACGGCGAAAATGGGGCGAATACAGAGCCGGACAAGGCAACAGAGGAACAGCAGGAGGACAAGGTCATCATTCCGCAGGGAAAAATGAGGGTGACAGTCATTTGCGACGGTTCACTCAATATCAGACGTTCGGCAGAGTGGGGCAATGATAACATCTGCGGTCGTGCTATCAGAGGACAGTCATATTATGTGAAAGAGATTCATGTTGTAGACGGAAAGAAGATGGTCAGAACAATCGGCGACCTTTACCTCTCCGGAGAATCGGAGCATGTACAATTCGAGCAGTTATGATATAATAAAACAACGGGAAACAAGACGGGGTTTTATGTGTAAAACACAGGTAACGAACAAATGCTTGAAAAATGCCCGAAAATAGGCGTTCGGAGTTATGCAAGCGATAATCGACTGCTCAGACTATATCAAAAGGTTTACAAAACCCCGGAAAATCAAGGTTTTCCGGGGTTTTCTTATGCATTGATCAGAAGAATGGGGGTATATTTCATGCCATTGCAGATTATCAGAAACGATATTACAAAAATGAGCGTTGACGCAATCGTCAATGCTGCCAACACTTCTCTTTTGGGCGGCGGCGGTGTGGACGGCTGCATTCATCGTGCCGCCGGACCGGAGCTGCTTGCAGAGTGCAGTACGCTACATGGCTGCGAGACCGGCAGCGCAAAAATCACAAAGGGGTACCGTTTACCCTGCAAATATGTGATCCATGCAGTCGGCCCGTGTTGGCGGGATGGCAAGCATCGAGAACAGGAGCTTCTGGAATCCTGCTATCGGACATCTTTGAACCTGGCAAAAAAAAATGGCTGTCAGTCGGTGGCTTTTCCGCTGATTTCCTCCGGCACTTACGGCTATCCGAAAGACCAGGCTCTGAAGGTTGCAGTCGATACCATCAGCACATTCCTGCTGGAGAATGAGATGATGGTCTACATCGTTATTTTTGATAAGAAGGCATATCAGATTAGCGGAAAGTTGTTTGCGGATATTACAGCTTATATAGATGACCGATATGTGAAAGAACACTCGGACAGTCGGGAAGAACAGAGATGGCGATCGGAGCCGCTTATTGGAGAAAGTTGTTTCGGGTCAGCAGTGGAGAGGATGGAAGCGAAGCCAAGCTATAATGCGATAAGCAGCAGGACTCTGGAGGATGCGTTGAATCAGATAGATGAAAGTTTTTCGGAAATGCTGCTTCGTAAAATTGACGAATCCGACATGACAGATACACAGTGTTACAAGAAAGCAAATATTGACCGGAAACTTTTTTCTAAAATCCGCTCGAATAAATTTTATAAACCGTCTAAAACGACAGTGCTGGCATTTGCTCTGGCATTGGAACTGCCAATTACAGAAATGCAGGATATGCTTGGTAAGGCGGGATTTACTTTGTCTCGTTCAAGCAAGTTTGATATTATTGTAGAATATTTTGTTGAACAGGGTAATTATAATGTATATGAAATCAATGAAGCATTGTTTGCTTTTGATCAGAGTCTGATTGGATCATAAAACAATGAATGTTGTTTAATGTCGCTTTCTATGCGACCACTTTCTAAAAGAAAATCGTTATACTATGGCTGCAAGGTACGAAACCGAGCAGCCATTTTTTTGACCAGGTAAATACTAGAGCGTGTTTGAAAAATCATTCCGGCAACCTGCACGTCCCAATTTGCGGTATATTTTGCCTTCATTCAGTTGACGTAGCCCGCTACGCCGCCCTCATTCAGGCGAAATTTCCCACAAATTGTAACGCACATCTTACAGAAAGCATTTT